TCCTGGGCTGCCACTTATTAATATGAAAGAACCATCCATAAACGTTACATCTAATGGCAAAAATCCTGTTGGTAAGTTAGGCGTATCATCTATGCCGGTAGATGTCGTTGTGTTCCATAAAAACGCCTTTACTCCATCAACAAAAATTATTTCATTTTCATTTGCAGCTATTCCAACGTGGCCTGTAACTGTAGTAAAAAAATTAGGGGCAATCACCAGAATTGTCGGTGTACTGTCTACCTGATAAATCGTGTCGCCAACAACATAATAAGTAAATCCTTTAAATGAAAAGGACTGGTTTCGCCCTGTGTTCCCATTGACAAATGTGCCTACTTCTTTTTTGCCAGGAGTCAAATGTAAATAACTGTCGTCCTTTCCAGTATGCGGCACCACTTGATATAAATTAATGGTACGTTCGGCATCAATTCGAGTAACAATGTTTTCTCGATAACTTCCAACAATCGGGAGGGCCTTGCGTGTCATCGCTTAAAATCCCCCTACAAATGGTCCCCATGGGTAAATGCCATAAGCACCATACGTGCCGTACGGTTGACTAAGAATACTGCTCGGTTTTGTAGTTAAATTAACTACAGACGCGGCCTTGAGTTCTTTCCTGACTAAACTAAGTTCTGCTTCTTTGTCTGCGTCCCATCTCCCAGGATAATAAAAACTCAAACGCTTGGCTAAAGCCAATTGCATAAAATAATAATAATGCGGAGGGACTTCGGTAATCACTTCAAATAATGCTAGCCGATTAAGCATTACTTTCGCCCGAATCTGCGTTATGTACGCCAAGTCCGGAGCGGGATAAAAAGTCAGTTTACTTTCCCTTGCAAACTTATCTAAATAGACCGAGCTTGGAAGTTGATTAAATTTAGTGTACGTATAATGGTTAAGGAGCATTGCGCGATCGATTATTCGTACCGCCCAGTTACCACCATTAGATAAAATAATATTTACAAAGTCTAATTCTACAATCCGATTAAAGTTAAAGTCTGCACCCACTTGGTCAGAAACAGTATAAATAGCTTTATTAGGTGTTAAAGTAACATTAAATTGTTTAACAATCCCTATATATACTCCAAGACCAGAAAAATAATCTATTAACTGATTAAGCAAATAAAGTCCCCGGTTCACCTCTGCAGGTTCGGGGATTGTATCCGGCGAAATCTCGCCGAGCCAATAATATGCATTAACAATCAGGTCATTAACTGTTGTCGTATCTTGAGACATTTACACGCTCCGTTTTGGGCGTCCGCGTTTGCCTACTTTATTCTCTGTGCGCCCTGACCAAACGGCTTCACTGGAACGTTCCGTTCCGGTAAGTTTGGTGCAGTTGGGGTTATCCAGTTGGTGTTCGGATTTTTCCCGCTGTGCCAATTGGACGCCGAAGGAGTTTTGCTCGATGTCATTTTCTTTGCCATAACTAAGTACCTCGTTATTTTCTATTTCGATTGGAGTATAGACCGTCTTATCAAACCACTTGCCCGTTGCGAGCAGTTTAAGTGCCTCTAAACGTCCACATGTTTTGAAAGACCGCGATTCCATCGAAAACAAAGAATACTGCTTAAAATAAAGCGAGTATTGCTGTGTTTCCGGTGGTCTCGCCCCGTATTTATTTCTGGGCATCCTGTAAATATTGGCTGCTAATATCATAAAGAATGCAACCTAAAGCAATATTGTGGGTGCCACTTGGCGCCCATTAAAACGTCTACGCGGATTAAATTTAACGCATTATATATGTCACCAAACCGGTTAATCATTAAATTGGTATTACTATTTTTATCAGTCGCAATACCAGTTTGTAATGCAGTCAACGGAGACATCGGCGGCAACACAACATCTAGTCCACGTTCAACATAAATAACATTGATGGTGTAGGTAGAGTTAGGTGCGCCTTCTAAAGTAACGGGTGTTCCAGCAATAACAGGCGTACTTACATTTCTATAAACGTCTGCTGGATCAGAAATAATTGGAGGACTAACAATAACGGTAGCATTTCCAGCACCGTCAGAGTTGACGTCTTCTTGGATGGCAAACGTCATAAGGATGCCTAAATCAGCGCCGCCAATCGGTCGCACTTGGTTTATACCGGTAAAGCGGATAATGTCGCCGGCCTTGAAAACGCCGTTGCTGCTAAGTGGCAAGCCAGTTAAGTTTACTGAACTAGAACCGCTAGCAACTGTAGTAGCTACGGAACCCCCCCCAGGATATGAACCCACTTGGTGGCGTTCAATCGCTTGGTTACTGAACACGTCAAATACCGAAAAATGCCCTAATTGAGATGAAAAACTAATATTATCATTTAAAATAGGGTTAAATGCGTTTTGTTGGCTAGTACGCAATGCAGATGCTTGAAGAACATCAATCCCAGCATAGGCATCATTGTAGACCTGAATACATTGTTGCTGCATTTGGGCGAAACCAAAATCTAAAGATGCAAAGGACAACGGTGCAGTTGGGCTGCCAGTCACTAAATTTAATTGGGTCTTAGCCAACTGGGCAATAATGGATTCCAATTTGAAAGTAATGTCTTGGGCAATAGGACGAACATAACGCGAATTAAATGGCCCCATGTCATCATTGACCGACAATGTTAACTCTTTCAAGTCAAAGTCAGTCATTACATTTTCCCAATAATCGATGGAAAGGATTTCAGATGTTTCTTTAGTAGGTTGGACGACCCCTACACGGCCTTCATTAACAAAATATCTATTTTGTCGACGCAATTGGATAAAATTGCCGGTTTGATAAGTTCGGTCACCGAAAATGTCTTGGTATTGACGGTTAGAAGTACATAGAAAAGAGTTATTAGTCCCAAGTGTTGCTAACGCTTCATTAGCAATTAACTGACTAGTTAAGATTTCATTCATGGCTCACCTTTAATTAAAGTTTAAATTGAATTAATGGTGAGCCAGATAAAAATTAACGCCTTTTTGAGCGCTGCTTTTCTCTTTTCTCTTCCATTAATTCTTGAACACTTTTAATGCGAGTGTTAGAAGACTTTCCAGAAACACCATCTTTTGGTTTGTTAACGGGCGTTGGCGCGTTAGTCACTGTTTTCTTTGATACCATTTCTGTTAAATGCCTCGCTAATTCTCGCTTAACTTCGTAAGCGGGTAGGTTTTTTAATCGTGCAACTTCACGTGGATTAGAGCCAATATAGTAGCCAAGGCTGCCAGGGTCATTAAAATTAGCCAACTCTTTTACGAGCTTTTCATCAAACCCCGAAGACGTCATTACCTGCACAAAGTCAGGATGGCGGTCTTTAGCATCTTCAAAAGAATCGTAGACGTGATCGTATTGTTCCCGATCAATTCTTTGCGCTTCTGTCGCTGCCTTTTCAGTTTCTTGTTTACTTATTCTCTCATTAACTTTTTGTAGATACTGATAATGGTCTTGCCCTTCTTTAGTGGCAATATCAACGGTCTCACCAGTAAGAGGGTCAGTAAAAATTGTTCCCGATTGCAAAGATTGCGGTTGCGCTGAATTTGCGCGTGCCCTTTCAGCGTGAAGTTCTGCTTCTAATGCCGCTACTCTGCGCTCGTACTTCTTTTGTTCCCTTCCCAATCTGCGTTTAGCAAATTCTGGCAGTTCTCCGTCATTTTGAGGTGCTGTTTGAGTTTCCGAAGTTTCTGCAGGTGTTTCTCCCGAAGGTTCTTCATTGACTATATTTGTCTCAGCATTATCTTGGACGGTTTCCGTCGGTGCATTATCATTTTCTAAAAAAGCTGATGTTTCCATCGATTCGTTACTAGACATATTTCTACCTCAGTTTACGGTTACTTGTAACTTGTAACCCTATGCGATTAAATGGCAGCATATTAGCCCTATACATTTAAAGTTGCATATTCACTTATTACCGACAATGTTATTATATTATTTTAAAATATACAAGAAGATATTTGTGTTTAATGATAATTTTTTTTTAAATTATTTAGCTGAATGATAATAATTATTCATTCTTAGGCTTTGGGGTCAATGGGGTTTCTGTAAGGTTGTGGATGTGCTTTACGGCCTCAAAATGTTTCTCAGAAACATCCGAATGTGCTTGTGCGATTTTAGCCATGCTCTGGACTATCTGGGCTTTATAATCCAGGCCAGCTTTTTGTGCTTCTACGGCTGCGCTTACTTTCCGGCTTTGCGCATCAACAAGGGCTGACGTCAATTTAACTTGGTTTAATTGCTGTTTCGCTTGTGCATCTGCGATTGCAGATTGTGCTTGTGTTTGGGCAGCTTGTGCGCGCGCACCTTCAACTGCCAATTTGCCTTGTGCAAGTTGTTGTCCCATTTGCTGCTGCTGCTGCTGTTGTTGTTGCATTTGTTGCTGTTGCTGTTGTTGTTGCTGCATTTGTTTTTGTTGTTGGGGCGAGAGTTCCCCTTGCGTTTGAAGGATTACATTAGGTGGCACAAGAGTTTTAAATCGATTAGAAAGTTCTATGCCGTCTTCCATGTCAATGTTTTTAACCAGAATATCTGCTACCAATGGGGAAACTTGTTCGTTCCATCCAGCAATTACTTTTTGAATTGCATCGAATGCTTCTTCTTTTTGAATTGCAAAATTTGGCCCTGCAGTAATTGTTACGTCGAAACCTGTCCCGCTCATGTCATTTTCCAGTCCATTTGCAATCGGTTTGTTTACCGTTACTTTTTTTATGTTCCCCTCGACCGTCTTTATTACAAGGTCTCGTTGCGTATCATAAACTTCGGGGGCCATTGATAAAATAGTGCGCCCTACTTGTTCTTGTGCACGTCGCAGGTTATCAAAAAATATTAAATTAGCTGAGTTGCCGTCTCGAATCATTTCTCGCAGTGCTTTGCCACTTAGTTGCCCATAAGAACGATCCTCACTGTCGAGCATCACTCCAACAATAGTTTTCAAGTCACGTTGAGACTGCGCAATTAAACCTACCAACGTTGTAGGAAGTTCTGGAGTAGGAAGCACAATGGGTGCTCCCTGCGTTTGGTCATCAGGATTATAGAGCAGCGCGCCGTATACGTTTTCGGGGTTTTCGTAGATATTTTCAAACCCTTCTATGTTCGAACGCGTTGCCATTAACCGTTCTTTGCGGTTGTTTTTTATAGATTGCGCTAAATCACTAATAGTCAGATTAAGAAAACGTTGGGGGTCTTTCGCATATGTTACAAAAGAACTTACCATCCGTTTGCCTTCTATTATTTTCTCGTCTCCCATCACGGCAACCAATGGAAACTCATTGCCTGGGACATCATACTTTTCTAAGATGTGCCCATAAATGCATTTGTAACAAACAATAGTAAATTCACGTGTTTTTCTGGTCTTAACAATACTAGGAAGGACTGGCATACCGGCTTGGAGTTGTGGCTGCGCAATAGGCGCCGCTTGTCCCTCCTCCATCGGTACTTGTGGTGTTTCTTGTGAATTAGGTGCGGCCTCTTCTGCATTTGGCGGCGCGCCTTCTTCAACTTGATTGTTAGCGGCTACTTCCTGCGGTTGCATTTCATCGGGGGCCATTTCTGGGGGCGCAATTTCTTCTGCGCCCATCAGTTGCGCTTCCTCGAAATCTTGTTTCATTTTCTTGTATTCTTTTTTTGTTACTTCCGTTCCATCACTCAAAAGATAAATAGTAAATGAACGCCATTTTTTCTCGTAAAATTCACAAATCGTAATTGCTTCTTTAGTTCCCCAATTAAAATTATCTATATAGTAATTTCCTAAAGTGGGAAAAGATTCAGGATAAGGAATGTCAGGGTAAGCACATTCAAATTCATTCTTGGACATATCATAATGTCGTCCCATAAATTCCCCATCTGTTTTAGTGGGTTGCTTTGCCATTGGATCGAAAAATACTCGTTCCGGCCTGTCTTCCATTTCAATGCTTATTTTTTGGTTAAATGATCGCGTTGATTCATAATCTGATTTTATTCGAATGAACCCCATGCCAGAACTCAAGGCGTCTTCAAATGCTTTTTGATAAACAATTTGCGCCCTCGATTCGTATTCAATTCCTCGTATTAAATTAGCACGCAAAGTTACAGCTTCCTGCGTGCCCGTACCATTTAGAGAACCGACTTCTAACGAGGACGTATTAAACCTTTGTTGGCCTACTATTTTTCTGAAATAAGAAATTAAATTATTGTATGTAAGGAGTGGCTTATTAAGGGCGGTAAATGATGCGCGCTCTGGGGGTGTCCATTGGTCAATAAAAAGGAAACGCTTATCGTTTCTGCCTATTTGTAAATTATGAGAATACTCTAAATAATAATTATCAATCGCTTTATAAAGGCGCTCTAAGATTGGGCGCGCGGACGGGTCGAAAATCCCGTTTCGTCCCATATTTACTTTTTTAGGGGAGGCATTATCTGAATAGTTATACATGTACTAAAATCTAGGTTGATACTTTATTATATTACCTATATTAGCATTATTCTTAACAGCGGGGAAGCCAAACGTTAACGCAAGTGCATCGCCTTCGTCTGGACTGCGGACGCCACGAGATTTCATTGCGTCTTTGCTTTCAAGGCGCATCCTCCCTATCGAATCTTCTTCATAAAAAGGGGCGCATAAGTCCGCATGAAGAGAATCGACATTTGGAATTGAAACGATTTCTTCTCGGAACCATTCTGACATTAATGCCCACATCTCACTGCGCTTATTTACGTAGCGGTCTTCCTTTAACGCCTTTCTACCGAAATTAATTGCTTTAACAATGTTTCCGTATCCAAGTTCACGCAGTCGGTCAACCACCCCCGCACCTAGGCCACCAACATCGATGCAAACAAAATCAGGGCTTTCTTTTTTTATTAGCCCTACAATTACTCCCACTGTTCCCATCGTATCTTTATTAATATAACTTTGAAGTCCGTAGGCGACGCGACCATGACGAACAATAATTGATGTCCGGTCTCGCTTTGAATTTATGCTTTGTGTTTCTGGGTCTCCACCGGCTGGGTCAACACCAATAAACTTAATTCCAGATGCGGTAGTTTCACATTTGCGCGCCATTTCTACGAGACGCCCAGGAATCAGAGAATTTCCCCCGCTAACAATGAATGCCTCATCAGCCGTCGAAGGATATTCTTGTTGAAACCCAAGTTCCTTTAATGGGCTGCTGGCTGTTTTTAATCGCCTAAA